TTTGGTGGCTGCTTATTGGGCCCGCCGTCAGCAAGTAACGTTACTTTCTATTTTAAAAGGAATCTATGCCGCTTCTGGAACTAAAATGACTGGTAATTCATTAGATATTTCCGCGTTAACAGGGAATGCGGCTGCGTTTACTGGGGAAACATTCTTAGATGCTTCTTACAAACTAGGAGACGCAGAAGAAAAGCTAACAGCTATTGGGGTCCATTCTTCCGTTTATGCGAATCTTCGGAAACAGAACTTAATTGAATTTTCGTTGGATTCTGAGAATAAACCTATTCCAACTTACATGGGTAAACGAGTAATCGTAGATGATGGCATGCCTGTGGACGGAGATGTATTTACGTCTTATATCTTTGGACAAGGTGCCATTGGTTTAGGAAATGGCGCTGCACCAGTTCCAACTGAAACTGATCGTGTCGCATTGGCAGGAGATGATATTCTAATCAACCGTCAACATTTTATTCTTCACCCTCGTGGAGTGAAATTTAAAAATAGTTCTGTTGCAGGATCTTCACCAACAAATGCTGAATTAGGAACAGGAGCAAACTGGGAACGTGTTTATGAACCTAAAAATGTTCGAATTGTCCAATTTAAACATAAACTTTATGTTCCTAATGTTACCGTACCTGGTGGAGGCGGAAGCGGCGAATAAGAGGTGAATAAAATGAATGAGGAGTTGCTGAAACAACACACAGATGTATTGATGAATCGCCTTGATGGTGTTCAAGAACAGGAGAGAACTAAAATCAAAGCATTGCTAGAGGATGCGATTATCCTCATTCTTGATTACACTGGTCGCACTACTGAACAGATGAATGACCAGCTTTATTACTATGCCCGCCAGCTGGTCGTGATTACTTGGAATCAAGAGGGAAATGAGGGAGATACTGCTCGTTCTGAAGGTGGTATCTCTCACACGTTCATTACTGATATTCCTGATAAATTGAAATCCGGGCTGAACAATCACCGATTGGGAAAGGTCGTGAGTTTCTATGCGCCTAAGGAAACGTGATCTTACAACTGTTTTCCATAAGGAACGTCTGACTGGTCAGGATGATGAAGGGAACTCTCAAACAGGGTTTTCCGACGATTCCACCGAACTAGAGATGAATGTTCAATCTGCGGGCGGACAAGTCATGGCTTCTGTATATGGTCAAAGCCTTCCTTACATCAAGTCCTGTAAATATCAGGGCGACAAAATCAAAGAAGGGAAAAATGAAAAAGATGGCATATGTCTTTATGTGAGTAAAGATAAAGCACCAGACTATGAAATTGTAGCCATTCAAACATTTTCCACTCATTGCAATGTGACCTTGAAGAAACTAGGTGATGAAGATGGGCGTTGAGTTCAGAGGTGCTGACCGTTTGATGTCGAAAATACGAGCGATTCCAAAAGTGATGGAAGATGCTGTTTTCGAAGCAACATTTGACATTGTAGATGAAACTGTAGCGAGAGCATCAAGTCGTCTGCAATCGTCAATTAAGTATGGATCAGGCGAATTAAGCGGCTCTCCAAAACAAGAAGTCGTAATTGATGGTAAAGGCAAAGTAATCGGTCGTGTGTGGTCAGACAAGATTGAAGCGTTGTTTCGTGAATTTGGTACTGGACCTGTTGGGGCCGAATCTCCAAAAGATTTGCCACCAGGAGTCAATCCAGTCTATACAACTGAACGGTGGTTTATCCCTGTCCATAAAACACCAGTTGATCTTGAGACAGTGTACGGCATTCCAAGAGTAACTATCAAAGGTCAAGACTTCTTTATGACTCGTGGGCAGCCGGCTAGGCCTTGGCTATATCCGTCAATGAAAGAAGTAGTTGAAATGGCTGCTGACATTTATAAAGATCGTGTGCAGGAAGGACTGAGAAAACTATGACAGAGCGTTATAACATAAAGTCTGATATTGTTACTCAGTTGAAAAAGGTTACTGAGCTAAAGCTCGTATCTGCTGAATATCCCAATACATGGTCGCAAATGCCTGCAGCAATTTATTCGACAAAAGCAAAACCACACAAGAAAGATATTTCCGACAACGAAGCATTAACTGAATGGACAGTAAAAGTTGATTTATATGGAAACAAATCATTATCAGAAATACAGAGTGAAATAATCAAAGTTTTGAAAGAAATAGGATTTAAAAATATAGCCAGTGATGATGGCAATCAAGATGCATTGAAGCGTTCGATTCTAACATTCCGAGGAGTGGTAGATAACCGAACGCTTTTTGTATACCAATAATTAGGAGGAAATACCATGAAGAAAACAATTTTACCGTTAAACTTACAATTATTTGCCGGGTTGTTGACTAAGGATACAAAGCTTTCAATGAAGCAAGGAACAGGTGAAAGCGCAACTTTCAAAGAAATCGAAGGTTTGCAGGCAGTGCCTGAAATTGGAGGGGATCCAGAACAAGTCGATGTTACGACATTAAAAGATGCTAATAAGAAGTATATTTCGGGGATTCAAGATATGGATTCGCTAGAGTTCACTTTCTTATATGACAAAACCGTATTCTCTGGATTGAAAGCTGTTCAAACCTCTGGAAAAGAAGCGCAATTTGAATTGGAGTACCCAGACGGAGCGGTCTGCACATTTACTGGCGGCGTGACTGTGAAAATGGGATCAGGTGAAGTAAACGGAGCCTATCAATTTACCCTGTCTGTTACAGTTTCAGATGGTCCGGACTGGGCGTAAACGTTTAACGAAAACTATACGGGCTAGGGATAATTCTCTGGCCTTATTTAATTCTTAGGAGGAAAAAACAATATGAAACCAATGAAAGTGGATTTTGGAGCAAAAACGTTATCTCTTGTACTAGATGGAAGTGCGACTGTAGACATTGAGAAGAAATTAGGAAAATCGTTGTTCGGAATTATGATGACTGGTAACGGTGGAATGAAAATGCCTCGCTTAGGAGAAATGCTAACCATTTTGCATTCAGCGAACCAAACAGCAAACATTAAGTCTGCGGATATGACGAAACTATATGATGAATATATTTCTAAGGGCGGATCGATGATGAAGCTATTCGAAGTCATCCAAGAATTGATGGAGAAGGCAGGTTTTTTCGAGTCGGAAACGACGGACGAAGAAGACCTAGTTGGGGAAGAGAAAAACGAGGAAGAGAGTCTAGTATAGGTTTCTCTTCCTTTTCTGATTTGCTCCAAGAGATGTATCCCAAAGCAGTAGAAGCTGGAATACCTGCGGAAAAATACTGGTCAATGACCTATGAAGAAATTGTTCTACAAGCTGAAGCAAACGTTGCGATTAGAAAGCAGCAGCTAGAAGAAAAAGCCATGATGGATTATAAAGCAGCACAATTGAATGCATATGGTTTTAATGATCCGAAGAAAATGCCTAAACCAGATCAACACTATCCATTCTTGAAAAAGGAAGATAAGCAAGAACCGACGAATCAACCACAAGCATGGGAGATCAATAAAGCGCGTATGCTCGAACGGACGGAACTAATCAAGGCTACCCGACAACGCAG